CTCAACCCCGCCGCCGTCGCCGTCCACCTCGACCGAAGCGACGACCAGCTCGTCACCCTGCAGGACGCCGCCGCCCTTACCGGCACCCCCTACCGGACCGTCCAGGTGTGGGAACGACGCGGCCGCCTGCCCGCGGTCAGGTGCGGTGGGCGCGTGCTCGTGCTCGCCTCCCACGTCATGGCCGTCTCCCGCGGCGAACACGTGTGCCCGCAGAGTGGACACGCACTCCCCGGTGTGGTTGACTCACACTGTGCAGCAGGTGGGCCATGCCCTCCTGCTTTTTCGGTGTGTGGTGGCATCCTCCGTGGCCCCTCCCCGGAGGATGCCACCACCAGGGGGAACGCATGACCGACACGCTTCCGTGGTGGGAAGTCGCCGCCCGCGCCTTCGAGCCCCGGCGCGAACGGTTCGCAACCCCTGGGGACCTCGCCCGGCACATCAACCCCAGCACCGTGCAAACCCCCGCCCTCGACCTCGTCGACAACGCCCTCATCCGCGCGTTCAACACCCCCGACAGCCGGCTCATCATCAGCATGGCCCCACAAGAGGGAAAGTCCACCCGCGTGTCCGGCGACTTCCCCGTCTGGGCCCTCACCCACAACCCGGACCTACGCATCGTCACCGCCTCCTACGGGCAGTCGTTGGCGACCCGCAACGGCCGCGGCATCCGACGCCGCATCGAAACCACCCCCGACCTGGGGTTGACCATCGCCCACGACAACGGGGCCGCCCACGAGTGGGAACTCGAAGGACACACCGGGGGCGTGTTCTCCGTCGGCGTCGGTGGCGGTGTCACCGGCCGCGCCGCCGATTGTGTGAGCGGCGATACGCATATAGAATGTGAGCATGGGACGCTCACCGCAGCAGACGCCTTCAACCGTGGGGTCACGCGCATTCGCGCCTACGATCACGCCACCGGCAGGGCTGTCTGGCGCGACGTGGAGGCCGCTCGACGCATCCCAGGCCGCCGAGTCGTTGAGGTCGTCACGGAAAGCGGTCGAGTACTCACCTGCACACCCGATCACCGCGTCTATACGGGCCGAGGCTATGTGCCCGCCGGAAGCCTCCGGCGTGGAGATTCGCTGGTGGCACTCGTGGCTCCTGGTCGAGTGCCGGTGCGGAAGTCTGCGGGCCGTCCAGAAGATGGATTTGCGCCGGGCCGTCCGGCGGGGGCAGAACCTCTACTGCTCGACGGAGTGTGCAATCAGAGGCATGGCCGACTGCCTGAGGACGAACCGCTGCACCAGGTGCTCGGGGCCGGTTCCGCGCAGCCGCAAGGTCACCTGTTCGGACGCGTGCGCGCGACTGCTACGCGAGGAGGCGCACCAGCAGCGAGCATGCCCACAGTGTGGAGCCACGTTCCGGCCGAAGTCCTCTCGCACGAAGTACTGCACCCGCGACTGCGCCAACGCTGCACACTCGGCACGGATGCGAGGGCGGGGCAACTCGCACTTCAAGACGGGGACGTCCTACGCCAGATGGTTCCGGTCGATGCGGCCGCTGATCCTGGAGCGCGACGGCCACGCATGCGCGGTCTGCTCGGCAACGCCGGTGCTGACCTACGTTCGGGGCGGCAAGACCGTGCACCGTTCGGCGCTGGTGATTCACCACATCGACGAGGACGTCACGAACAACCGGCCGGGCAACCTCATCACCTTGTGCACGACCTGCCATGCGGTACACCACAAGTCGAGACAGACGCCGTGGCCGTGGTTCGCAGCCGAGGCGACGAGACGGTCGACGTCTATGACTTCCAGGTGGCAGGCACGAGCAACTTCTTTGGTGACGGACTACTCGTCCACAACTGCCTGATCATCGACGACCCCATCAAGGACCGGAAGCAAGCCGATTCCCCCACCTACCGGGAAACCGTGTGGGACTGGTGGACCGACGCCGCGTCCGCGCGCCTCGCCCCCGGCGCCCCCGTCATCCTCATCCTCACCCGGTGGCACCACGACGACCTGGCCGGCCGCCTGCTCGACCGGGACGCCGACGCCGGGTGGGAGCTGCTGAACATCCCCGCCCAAGCCGTCGACGGACCCGACACCGACCCGCTGGGTCGTGAAGTCGGCGAGTTCATGGTGTCCGCCCGTGGCCGCACCCACGCGCAGTGGGAGCAGCGGAAGCGCACCGCCGGGTCCCGCACGTGGGCGTCCCTGTACCAGGGGCAGCCGACCCCCGACGAGGGGAACCTGTTCCCCGCCGACGGGTGGGCCCGGTACGACCACCCGATGTGGGTGGAGCGAGACGGCCACAGGTGGGTGCCCGAGGCCGACCGGGGCGACGCCGAGCTGGTCCAGTCGTGGGACTTCACGTTCAAGGACTCCGACAGCAGCGACTACGTCGTCGGCCAAGTGTGGGCACGCCGTGGCGCAACCGTCCACCTGTTGGACATGGTCCGCCGCCGCGCCGGGTTCTCCGAGTCCGTCCAGATGGTGCGAGACCTCACCGCCCGGTGGCCCCAAGCCCGCGCCAAGCTCATCGAGGACAAGGCCAACGGGCCCGCCATCATCGACGCCCTCCGACAGCACGTGCCCGGCATCGTCCCGGTCAACCCCGGCAGCGCCAGCAAGTACTCCCGGGCCGCCGCGATCACCCCGTACGTCGAAGCCGGCAACGTGGTCCTCCCCGACCCCGTCGCCGTCCCCGGCACCGGGTGGGTCGTCGACCTCACCGACGAGGCCGCCGATTTCCCCGCCGGCGCCCACGACGACACCGTCGACGCCATGTCGCAAGCCGTCGACCACCTGCTGTCCGTCCAGGTCCTCGATCCGGACGTGCACACCCTCGACAGCGACCACTACGACCTCGACCCTCTCACCCAGTGGGAGGCCGACCCCTACACCTGGTGAGGAGGCGACACCACATGGACACCACCACGGTCGACCCCGGCGTGCTCGCCACCCTCGAACACCGCCTCGAAACCCTCGCCGACGAGCTCGCCGAGTCCCGTCCCGACCTGTTCCCCGAGGACGCCGACGGCCGGTGGGCCGACCCCGCCTCCGACACGGGCACCGGGCCCGGCCTGTCCCGCATCCAGGCCACCGCGCGACGCGCCCGGGTCGCATGGGCCCAGGACGCTCTCCTCGCCCGTGGCGTGTCCATCCGCACCGGGTACACGTGGGGTGGCGGGGGGACCGTGTCCGCCCGCCACGAGGACGTGCAAGCCGTCATCGACGCGTTCAACACCGACCCCACCAACGAGCAGGCATGGACCGGGCAGCGTGCACGCCTCCGCAACGACCGCGGCCTCCAGCTCGACGGGAACCTCCTCGTGGCCCTCCTCACCGACCCGGCGACGGGACGGGTGCGCGCACGGACCATCCCCCTCGCCCAAGCGTCCGACCCCGTCTGCGACCCCGAAGACGCTGCCCAGGTCCGGTACTGGCCCCGCACGTACATGCGCGACGGCCGGCACGTCACCGTCTACCACCCCGACCTCGCCTACCGCCCCTGGCAGCGCCCCCGCGCCGTCGACGGGTGCGAAGTGCTGTGGGACGTGCCCGTCCTGCACATCGCAGCCGACACGCTGCCCGGGTGGACGTGGGCCGTCCCCGAAGTCGCCCGGGCCATCCGGTGGGCAGCCGGGTACGCGTCGTTCCTCCACCAGTGGGCTCGACTCACCGAGTCCCTGTCGAAGATCGCGTGGAAGGCGACCGCCCCCACCGGAAGGGCCGCCCAGAGGGTCCGTGACGCCCTCAACACCCGCCCGGCCGGTGACGACACCGTGGTCCACGGTGACGGGCAGAAGTTCGAGGCCGTGACCAAGACCGGCGCGACCATCGATTCCAACAGCGGCCGGCCCCTGGCCGCGATGGTCGCATCCGCCCTCGACGTGCCCGTCACCATGCTCACCTCCGACCCCGGTGTCACCGGTGCCCGCGCCACCGCCGAGACTCTCGACGAGCCGATGCGCCGCATGATCCGCCTCCGCCAGTCCGTGTGGGCCGACGCTGAACGGCGCATCCTCGACCACGCCATCGACGCCGCGATCACCGCCCCCGCCGGCCCCCTGAACGGGACCGTCACCATCGACCGGGCCACGGACACGCGGACCGTCACCCTCGCCGGTGACGCCGACCGGACCGTCGACGTGGACTGGCCCGCCCTGCACGGCATGAGCATGGGTGAGCTCGTCTCCACGATCTCCGAAGCGCACGCGACCGGCCTCATCCCCGGTGAAGTGTCCGCCCGTCTGTTGCTCATCGCCCTCGACGTGGACGACGCCGACGAGATCGTCGCCGACATGGTCGACCCGGCCACGGGTGAGTTCGTCGCCCCCAACATGGACACCCTGGCCCGGCTGGCGCAGTCCACCGCGTACCGGCCCCTCCCCGGCGAGTGACATGCTGCCCGAACAGGTCGCCGCCACCCACGCCCTACGCGTCAAGATCGACGAGCACGTCGACGACACGGTCCGTCGCGTCGTCGCCCGGTGGGCGGACGTGTGGGACACCGTCGCACCCCTGTGGGCGGCAGCCGCGCAGGCCGCCGCGGACGACCCGCAAGCGTGGAAGATCGCCCGGGCAGACCGGTACGCCGCCGCTCTCTCCGCGACCCTCGAAGCCCTCCAGGCCGCCGTCGAAGACAGCAACGTCACTCTCACCGCCACCCTCCCCGACCTCATCGCCGACACGGCCACCGGGTACGCCGACCTGATCCGCACCGGCCTCCCCGACGACCCGGACGCTCTCGCACGCCTCGGGGTCGGATTCGACCGGGTCGACCAGGACGCCCTCACCCAGATCGTGGCCCGCACCACCGAGCGAGTCACCGCCCTGTCGTGGCCCATCGTTGACGAGGTGCACCGGGTGCTCGCCGCCCAGCTCGCAGCCGGCACCGTCCTGGGCGACAACCCCCGTACAGTCGCCGCCCGCATCGTCCGCCTCGCACGTGACCCCATCGACATGGGGTTGGCGCGGGCACTGGTCATCGCCCGGACCGAGATGCTGGACGCCTACCGGGAGGCCGCCCGACACGCCGAAACAGCCCACCGGGACGTGCTCGCCGGGTGGGAGTGGGACGCGAACCTGGACACCCGCACCTGTGCCGCGTGCATCGTCATGCACGGCACCGTCCACCCCCTAGACCAGTCCGGCCCCGAAGGGCACCCGCAATGCCGGTGCGCCCGCGTCCCCGTCACGAAGCCCTGGCGTGAACTCGGGTTCGACATCGACGAACCCCCCTCGTCGACCGTGGACGCCCACGCCTGGTTCGACGCCCAACCTGACCGGGTGCAACGCGGCATCCTCGGCGCCGGCGTGCACGACCTCTACACGCGGGGACTCGTCGATTGGGAAGACCTCGCCGTGAAGCGGGCGAACCCCGGGTGGCGCGACTCGTACACACCGACACCACTAGCCGCCCTGCAACCCGCCTGACCCGGACACGGTGAACGTGCCACACCACTGGCACACCATCCACCGTTGCGCCCCGTCCACCGTCAAGTGGACGTGCGACAACACCCACACGTGCCCCGGGCACGCCCCCGGCTCACCGGGCGCGTCGTTGCTGTCGTCAGCGCCCAAGACCGGCCATCACTTCGGCCCGGTGTACTCGATCTTCCACCCGTCACCGTCTGGGGTCGCAAGGCACACCCGCTGACCGTCGTACTTGTACTCGTACCCGTCCCCGTACGACGACTGAATCAGGTCGTCCCCCTTGAACGGGGCGCCGTTCAAGGCCAGTGCGATGCCGCACTCGGCGCGCGCGTCCTTCGGGTCCGGGCCACCCCCACACCCCGACAGGACAACCACAACGGACAGGGCAGCAACAGCAGCAGTCACACGGCGCATGCCGCCCAACCTACCCCCCTCCGAGGAGGCACCGTGACGATCATCACCGAGACCATGACCGACGCGACCGGCCGCGCGAAGCCCACCAGCCCCGGCCGCATTCGCGTCGGCCTCATCACCCCCGGGTGGGGGTCCTCCGGCTACTACGCGCCGGACGTGCTCGAGGCCGCCGCGCACGACCGCGTGTTCCCCGCCGGCACCCACATCTACTTCGACCACCCGTCGGCGTCCGAGAACACCGACCGGCCCGAACGGTCCGTACGGGACCTCGCAGCCACCCTCACCGCTGATGCCGTGTGGGACGGGGAGGGGCTGGTCGCCGAAGCCGAGGTGATCGGCCCCTACCGGGAGCTTGTCACCGACCCGGTGTTCACCTCCGCCGTCGGCATGTCCATCCGCGCCGGTGCCGAGACCAGTGTCGGTGAGGCCGAAGGGCGAGAGGGCGTCATCGTCGACCGGCTCACCGAAGGCCTGTCGGTGGACCTCGTCACCCGCGCCGGTCGTGGCGGCCGCGTCCTGGAAGTACTCGAGTCCGCCCGCGCCACCGCCGTGGTGGAGGCGACCACCGACGAGGTGCGCGACGCCCTCCAGCGAGCCGCCGGACAGGGCTCGTGGGTGCGCGACCACGACCCGGACGCCGGCGAGGCGTACATGGACAGCGACGGGTCCGGCGCGAACCTGCGCGCCGTCCCCTACGAGTACGACGGGACCACCGCGACCCTCGACTGGGCCAACGCGTACCCCGTCCGCGCCGTCACCCGCTACGAGCCTCTCGGCGGCACCCCCCAGACCACCCCCACCACCGAGGCGGGGGCGCACAACCCGGTCACCCCGGCCGGGACCAACACCAAGTCCCAGGAGGACACCATGCACCAGATCGAGGAGGGCCGCCTGGCCCAGCTCGAAGAGGCTGCCGGCCGGGTGGAGCAGGCCGAGCAGACCGCCCAGGAGGCCACCGCCCGCGCCGAGAAGGCCGAGGCCGCCCTCGCCGCGGAGCGGAACCACAACGAGGCGGCCGGGATCATCCGCGCCGTCGAGAACGACAAGGGCGCCACGTTCACCGCCCTGGAGTCCCGCGGCCTCATGGCCGACCTGCCCACCGGCGACGACGGGGCCCTCGACACGGACGCGTTCACGCAGACGGTGACCGCCGCCGCTGAGGAGTCCCTCACCGCCCGCCCCACCCGCGGGTACGGGTTCGGCGCCGAGCACATGACCACCCCCGGCGACGGTGAGGTCACCGCCGCCGACGCCACCGAGTCCGCCCTGGCCGCGTTCGGCCACACCGTGAAGGAGGCCTGAGCATGGCTACCAACGAGATCTTCCGCGACGCCGACCACCTGTCCCTGCCCGTCCCCGCCGGCACCGTGTCCGGTGACCCCGTCACCATCGGCGGCCTGCACGGTGTGGCTGAGACCACGCGTGGTGAGGGCGGCAACCCGACCACCCACGCGTCCGTGTGGCTGAAGGGCGCCCACCGCTTCACCGTCGACGCGGCTGTGACCGTCGGCGCCCCCGTCTACCACGCCGGCACCGCCGACACCCGTGAGGCCGGCCTCACCACCACGAAGCCGTCGGACGGCAACACCGACCCGTTCGGCCACGCCATCGAGACCACCACGGACGCCGGCCCGGCCGCCGTCCGCATCGCCTGAGGAGGCAGACCATGACCAACCACCTGCTCAACCTGCCCTCCGGGCCCGCCGGCGTGAAGATCGCCGCCGAGGCGTGGGGCGGCGCATGGTCCGGTGACCGCCGCGCCCGCCTCGACGTCAACGAGGCCCTGTCCACGTCCTGTCTCTT